ATAAACTATCAGAAAGGACAAACCGATTAATAAATACAATGACTAATCATCATAAGCGTGATACATTACTTACTCATTCCTAACTATCCGAAAGGGGAAACATGAAACCATTAATCTGTGCTGACTGTAAGTGGCACATTCCATCTAAACAAAGTAGCAGCGTAGCCAACTACGACCGTTGCAAAGCCTCAGAGGTTATTAACCTCGTTACTGGGGAAGCCAAGTATTCATATTGCGAATCCATGCGTATGACTTCTAGCGCCTGTGACTTAGACGGCAAGCTGTTCGAGTTAAACCAAGCAGAAGAGGAGACATCTGATGGCGTATAACTCCACACCCAAGTTGCCCAAGAAAGCACCAAGACTCCAAGACTCTTTGGTCACCAAGATTCAAGAGATTAGAGAACTCAAAGACACTATCAAAGACTTGCACACACAAGCTGAGAAAGATAAAGAATTTCTCAGAGAGATACAAGACGAATCCAACAACCTAGAACTAGCCCTTAAAAAGTGCATCTTGTCTAAGGCAGAGCTGAATAACAAGGTTGAGCAGTTGACTGATGACCTAGAGAAATACACCGAGCTGTACGCAAGGGCAACCCTTGTTGTAACCGCCCTTGGTGAAGCAGTTTATTTTCTAACCAAGGAGAGTAGCCGTGGCAAATGATAGAAACGACTTTGCACCTGAGATACGCAATGGTGCTTGGTGGTCAGGCGATAGCCGTATGGCAGCCAATGGGCGCGGTGTTGATGCAGTCCTTGAGAAGCTAGGTGTCAAGGAACGCCCTGACCTCTCAGAGGTTGAAGCAGTCCAAATGGGTCATGTCATGCAACCCATCATTGGGCAACTTGCTAGTGCCAAGTTAGGCATTGAATTGAAAGAAGCAGACTATGCGCTCACGCATCCAAAGGAAACATGGTTACGCTCACACTTTGACTTCATCTCGACTGATGGGCAAACGCTTGTGGAAGTCAAAAACTACAACGCTGGCGTACGAAACAAGTTCGATAGTGAAGCCAACATCATCCCTGCGGCTGATATGGCGCAACTCATCCATGAAGCGGCTTGCCACAATATCAACGACATTGTGCTGGCTGTTTTATTTGGGGGACAAAACTTTGAAGTGTTTAGATTCACCATTGAAGAAGGGCAGAAAGAGCAGCTCATCAAGGATATGGCGAAGTTCTGGGCGCACGTTGCGTCTAAGCAGTACCCTGAACCTGAGACTACCGAACAAGCGAAGCTAATCTATTCTGTCTCCGCACCTACTTCTATTACCGCACCTCAGTCCCTAGAGCAAATGGTGCAAGCCTTGCAATACACCAAGACTGAACTAAAGAAGTGGGAAAAGGAAGAAGAGAAACTTCAGGTGGAAATACAGAAATTTATGGGGGTTAACAGCGAGTTAGTAACCCTAGACGGCAGAGTCCTTGCCACTTGGAAGAGTGCCAAACCAAGCATGAGTTTTGATAAGAAGCTCTTTGAGCAGTCCATGCCGGATGTCTACAAGTCCTATGTTCGGGAAGTAGCTGGTAGCCGTAGATTCTTAGTGAAAGGTTAATCATGCTGCTATTCAAAACAAAACGATTAGAGCGCCTAGAGCAAGAAGTTGTCATGCTTGAAGATTTGTTTGCTCAAGCTCTACAACGCATATCTAACCTAGAGGAAGCTCGGTGGGGCTTGAAGGTTGACGGTACTCCAAAAGCAAAGCCGGGAAGGAAGGTTAAGCATGAACGCATTTCCTAGCCCCCGTGACCCTAAGACCGGCTCTGATGACAAGGGTATGAGTCTTAGAGATTACTTTGCTGCTCACGCTATGCAAGGAATGATTGCAGAACCATCACTCAAAGCTACTCCACAAGAGTTTGCTGAGAGGGCTTACATGGTGGCAGATGCAATGTTGAAAGCGAGGGACTTGTGACCACTCAAGATGTCGCAATATATGTAATGGCTGCATCCTCAGTCATAGAAACATTCCTAACTATTTTGGAGAAATTTACATGAGTAATATCATTCCTGTATCAGACATGACGGTCATGGCTGACAGTATCGTCAAGTCAGGCTTTTATGGCTTTAAGACTAAAGAACAAGTCATGGCTGTAATGCTTGTAGCCCAAGCAGAAAACAAGCACCCCGCCTCTGTCGTGCAAGAGTACGACATCATTCAAGGCAAACCAGCCCTGAAGTCTCAAGCTATCCTTGCCCGCTTCCAACTCTCTGGTGGCTCAGTTCAATGGGATGTAGTCACGCCCAAGGCGGTCAAGGGAACATTCAAGCACCCACAAGGCGGTACTCTTACCGTTGAATGGACTATTGAGATGGCAAGGCAAGCCGGTATCTATCGTGACGGCTCTGGCTGGTCTAAGTACCCTGAAGATATGCTCAGAGCTAGGGTTATTTCTAGAGCTGTGCGCTCTATCTATCCAGCTTGTATCTTGGGACACTACGCCACAGAAGAGGTCATGGACTTTGACAGTCCTAGCCCTAAGCACATGGGCGTTGTAGAGGACGTTAAACAGCCATTAGAGGTCATAGAAGCCTCTACTGGTGACTACCCCATCATTAAGCCTGACGGTGAGATATACGCCCTTTACGGCAATCCAGAGGAATGGATAGAAGCCTATGCTGGTTTGGCAGCTAGAGTCATGCAGTCTAAAACAATAACTGATGAACAGCGCACCGAGAAGATTGCTGCCCTAGCACAGGCTAATCACGATATAACCGAGAAGTTCTCTAGCTTTGAGCGAATCAAGATTAGAGGTGAGTTAGCCAAGGTGGGAGTAAACCTAAACCCAAAGTCACCAGCGTCCCAGTTCGTAGCCGACATGGAACACAACGACAAAATATTCTGAACCATTTGCAGAACATAGGCTCACTAACTCCAATGGACGCATTACAAAACTATGGCTCATTCAGGCTTGCAGCCCATATCGAATATCTTAGGAAGCAAGGACATCCCATCCTTACAACTATGGTTAAAGAGGGTGGGCGCGAGTATGCCCGATATATCTACCGTTGAAAGGAAAATCATGGAAAACCAAAAGAAAGCCCCATTTGTCCCGCTTGAGATGAAAGGGCGCATGACAAAGAACTCTTACAAAAAACAGGGTTCTAGTGAACCAGACTGGAAAGGCACGTTTATGTACCAAGGGCAAGTCATTACCTTTGGCGCATGGGAGAACGATGCTGGCTTTGGTGTCTACTACAACATCAAATTGAACGACCCTAACTGGAACAAACAACAGCAGCAGTACCCTAAAGAGGTACAGGCTAAGTCTTATCCAAAAGATAGTGACGTGCCATTTTGATGGCTAGCTTCTCTCTCCCATTTCCCCCAAGCGTTAACACCTATTACCGCAACTTTCGCGGTCACATGGTGATGAGCGCCAAGGGAAGGGAGTTTAGAGAAGCTGTCCAAGTATTTGTAATTGAAAACAACATTCCTAAGTTTGGGGACAAAAAATTGAAACTAACACTAATTCTGCGTCCTAGAGACAAAAGAAAAATAGACATCGACAACCGTATCAAAGCGGTACTTGATGCACTAGAACACGCTGGAGTGTTTGACAACGACTTCCAAGTTGACCACATTGAGATGATTCGAGGAGAGCAAATCAAAGGTGGTCTGCTTCATGTAGTCATAGAAGAGATAACCCCCCGCCATCCTGAAGGCGAGTCCCGCGAGGACAGTTAGGAACGTGACGGGGCAGCGTTTCAGGTAGCCCCACTTATTAACCCAACAGGACAAACATGGAAACAATCGACATCCCATCTATCGGCACAGTAGAAATACCGCCAGAGAAGAACCACATCTTTGTAGCGACACCAATGTACGGTGGTCAATGCTTTGGATTCTTTACACAAGGCTGCTTACAGCTACAAAAGCTGGCTATGAATAGCAACCTAGACCTGACGTTCTCTTTTCTCTTTAATGAGTCTCTGATTCAGCGAGGACGCAATCTCTTGGCTCATGCCTTTCTGAAGACCCAATGCACTCACATGATGTTCATTGATTCAGACATTAAATTCATTCCAGAACACATCTTGCCAATGATTACTGCTGACAAGGACATCATCTGTGGCATCTATCCCAAGAAGGAAATCAATTGGAAAACAGTACGCACAGCTATGGACGCTGGTGTACCTGATGACCAGTTAAAACACCATACAGGCAACTTTGTTGTGAACCTTGTGAACTATGAGGAAACAGTCACAGTTCCAATTGGTGAGCCTCTAGAGATATGGAATGGCGGCACAGGCTTCATGCTCATCAAGCGCGAGGTCTATGAAGGTCTAGTAGGAAAACTACCTACATACCTCAACAATGTTATGGACATTCAGAACCCACAGAACGGTGAAAAAGTCAATGAGTTCTTTGCTACTTGCATAGAAGAGGAATCAGGACTCTTACTATCTGAGGACTACTACTTCTGTAAGAAAGCTAGAGAGCATGGCTTTACGGTCTGGGCAGCGCCTTGGGTTGACCTAGCCCATGTCGGCACTTACGCCTTTGAAGGTCAGCTTCTCAAGACTCCATGAGGTTTGTAGTTACCGCGCCCCCGTATAGCGACAAGTCTGCGGGGATTGTGATGCTCTACACCTTAAGGGATGAGTTGAAAGGCTTGGGCTATGACGCTGAAATAATGCCGTTTGACAAGCCTATTCCTATCCCTGATGACACCATAGTCATCTATCCTGAAGTGGTTGATGGCAACCCTTTGGGAGCTAAGAATGTGGTGCGGTACTACCTAAACAGGGAAGGCATGGCTTCTGGCAACAAAATCAATGCCTCACCCAATGACTTCATCTTGGCGTTTAACAGACTCTATCACGACAATGCTCAAGCCATCATTCGATATGAAGACATTAGTCCTCATTGCTATTTTGGCAACAAGTTAACTCTGAACAGAAAACTAGACTGCACCTATATAGGCAAGGGCAGTATGTACTCAGACCAATGCAAGGTTGTTGAGGGGACGATTGAGATAACTAGAACAGCGCCAGCAGAGAAAGAGGGATATGCAGACTTGCTAAGACAGACTCGGTTTTTCTTTTCTTACGATAGCTGCTCTAAAACAAATGCAGAGGCAATCATCTGCGGAGCTATCGTAGTTCCCTTGTTGTTTCACCCGT